AAAAACAATTCCCTGCATACATTGATTCACTAGTGAAAAAGTATAGTGTCGATACAAAGCTTTTCAACTTTGATGCTGTAACACTTGGCTTCAACAAGCTGTAAGAATTATGACCGACTCACTGGAACAACCCGTGGCTGCTCCAGAAGCGGTCACCGAAAACAAGCCTACGACTTCCACGGCTCTCGTCAGAAACGTTGATGGGAGCTTCAGGGAAGTAACCAAAGACTCAAAAGGTAAGTTCATAAAGAAAGTCAATCGTAATGAAGTGAATGAGGAGCAACAACGCTCCTTAGGAAAACGCTTCATGAAAGAAGGCAATAAGTGGATATCGGTTTACAAGAACCTTTATCGCATTGCCACAAAAGAGTCAGAAGACTCAAAGGAAGCGGCCAAGGATGCAATGGCGTCTGTGAAGGCTGCAGAACTCTTACGGCTCCTTCTTTATGGTAAGGTCAGCATGTCGGAAGCCGACAAAGAATCTCTACAGGAGAATCCAATTAGAACAGTGGTTCTTACTCTCCCGAATGTTCCTGTAGGAAAAGATCACACTAAGACTGAGAAGCCTACTCAACCTTCTTGGGTGAACGCAGAGGTGGTCAGTACCAACGAGCCTCCCAAAGAGAGCTAGGAATGACTCATGCCGCGAAGGACAACTCAGGAAATAAAAGAACGACCTAAGTATCTTGCTGCGGACGGAACACTGGACGTTGAAAAGATATTTAAGCACCAGCCAAAGCAGTTGGAGTTACTTGAAAGAGTGACAGGAAAAGGTGGCCGACAATTTACTCGCGCCATCGCAGAGCAATGCTTGAGCACTGGTGGTATACGTTCAGGAAAAACCCTTGGAGTGCTGATGCACTTCGTGATGTCCTATTGCTTGACATTCAAGAATTGTGACATCCTGGTTCTGCGTAGAACATTCAAGGACTTAGAGTCGGGCGCTATTGCTGATTTCAAGACCTTCGTACCAAAAGAACTTTACACCTACGATCAAACCAAACACGTAGCCACTTTTTATAACGGCTCCCGCTGTGTTTTCGGGCATTGCCAAAACAATAAAGAGCGCGACATCGAGCAGTATCTTGGACAAGCGTATCCCGCTATTCTCATTGATGAGTGTGGACAGTTTAGTCCTGATGCATGGATGATGTTGTACTCCAGAAACGTTCCCAACGCTGCGTGCGAAGAGGACGAGTTTGGTAACATGCCTATCCCTTGTATTTGGGGTTGCTCAAACCCTCTGGGACCACACTACGAATTCTACCGTACACTGTTCGTTCAGAAAGAACCCTGGCAGAAGCCCGAAGGTGCCCGTAAGGATGAATCCAACGGAACTTGGTGGGTTGAAGAGAATGGTGAATGGCACTGCATCTATTATCCTCACCAGTACGCATATCAGCGTTCCACGGTGCTGGATAACCCAGAGATGATACGAAGAGACCCAGGTCTCATCGGTCGTCTCAACAGCATGCCTAAAGCCAAGCGGGACAAACTCCTGTTTGGATTGGATGGAAAATTCGAAGGACAATACTTCGATGTGTTCGATGAGTCCTATCACGTAATAAACCTTAGAGAAGACCCTGATGCCATCATATGGCAACACTATCAACCTGTATGGGCAGGAGAAGATTTTGGTATGGGTCATGCTAATGCAACTTTCCTTTTTACAAAAGCATTGGTTAAAGATTCTATTGGAACAAACTACAAGACTAAAATAGTTTGTTTTCAAGAGTTGGTAGTTACTGGAGGGAAAACCTATAAGGAACTGGCTTCCTTAATAAAAGCAAAGGCTAAATTTCCCGATGGAACTCCCGCTAAGGTGAGTGCAATATACTTTTCTCACGAAAAGTTTTCAAAGTCAGGTTCAGATAAATTTCACACACCCGCCGATGAATACTCAGCGGCACTAAAAAAAGAGGGTCTGTGTGGAGTAACACGTGGAACCCAGGACCGTATAGGATCAGCATCTTTGATGTACAACATGCTAAAGAATGGTGAATTAGTTATTCTTGACCATTGTAGGGACATAGTAAATGCTATACCGTCCTTAATGCGTGATCCCGACAATTTAGACGACGTTCTTAAGACAGAGGCAAAAGGGGATGACGTTTATGACGGTTTTAGGTTAGGTCTTTATGGACACTTGGCCACAAAGAAAAAACCTGTTGAGGATACTATACGTGAACATGCCTTAACTCTTGATCCCTTAGCTGCTCATTTTTATAGAATGAAGATGGCATTACAGACTAAAAATGCCAATACTCCCTTTGTTCAAGAAAAGCAGCCGCAGTGGATTTCAAAGATGGAGAGCCTGTAATATCTCGTGGCTTAGCGGCTACGGGCTAGAGTTGAGGGGAGTGCCAATACACTCCCCTCCTCGACCTTATTGGAGGAACAATGTTTTATACATACCTTTGGTTACGAGATGATGGAACACCCTACTACGTCGGTAAAGGCACAGGACGTAGAGCGTACACTAGTTGGGCGCACGGTGTACACAAACCTGCAGACAAACATAAGATTTTGGTGCAAGAATTTCCTACAGAGCAAGACGCCTTTGCTGCAGAGATTTTTCTTATTGCTTACTATGGCAGGTTAGATTTAGGCACAGGTTGTTTAAGGAATCTAACTGCCGGTGGGGAAGGTTTTTCAGGGATAAAATTTCCTTCCCAAAAAGGTGTGGTTCGCACAAAAGATCAAAGAGACAAAATAAGTTCCTCTTTGAAAGAACTTGGTATCAAACCTCCTTCACAAAAGGGATACCATCATACTAAGGAAACCATAGAGAGAATAAAACAGTCTATGATTGAACTCAGGAGAAAACAACGTGAGCATAGCGTCTAATATACGACTGTTTTTTGATGAACTATTTGCTTCTCGTTTGACAGAGAGGCTACAAGAAGATTTGCTCCGTCTCCGAGAGGATATGGAGCAAAGGCTCTCCGACAAGGACAAAATCATAGCTGCATTACGGTCTGAGAAAGCCGAGATGCAAGCTAAGATGACCTCCTATGAGTTGACCCTCATGCCACAATCATCCAAAGTAGGAGCAGATTACATTAGGAATCAAGTCAAACCTGCAAAACCTAACTTTGGCATAGATTTTTCTTCCCCTCCCCCAGTATCGCGCTGGCAAGCAGTAGTAGATGCACATGAAGCCGAACTGGCTGCAGAGGAAAAAGCAGAGCGGGAAGCCCAGGTTACTACAGCAGCATAAAGGAAACATCATGGCAAAGAAAGATGACGGAAAACTTCACGTTAGTATAGATGAGATAGAGAATGGGTTTGAAGTCTCTTGCTACCGTGATCAGAAACCTAGTTTGTCCCAGCGTGCGGGGTGGGTGCCAAATTGTTGTGGCCCTACGAAGAGATATTCTTTACCTACACTGGAAAAAGCACTAGCACACATCAAAGAGGAATCGAAGTAACGCCGAGTTTCGGCAAGGAGAGATACAATGTTTCAAAGCAAAACTGATCCCAGTCGCAAATTCGGCAGTAACTTTGTTGGCAGGAAGTTTGACTCCATGCACGCAGGTCCTTCCGCCGCGCATGAGGCAAAGGAAACCCCAGAATTTGAAGCAGGGGAAAAAGAAGGTCAGGAAGAGCAGCATCCGGTAGTGGCTGCCCATGGCAAGGCACACAAAGTTCACATCAAACATGACCACGCAGCCAATAAGCATCATGTTACCAGTCAGCATGAAGACGGTCACGTGAATGAGAGTGACCATGCTAGTGCACAGGAAGCACACGATGAAGGCGCAAAGTTAGCCGGTGCAGAAGCTCCTAGCCAAGAAAATGAAGATCAAGGTAATCCCGCTGCATCAGCAATGTCCAGCATGCCCCAGGGCCTGGAATAAAAGGAGACCCTATGTACGAGAGCACAAGAACCCCAGGTAAGAAATTCGGGTCATCCTTTGCAGGTCGTAAATACGACTCCTATAGCGCAGGGGAACAACCCGCAGGAAATAATGAGAACGAAAAAGCAGAGCCCCAAGAGAATGGAGCTTCTGCTGCAGACGTAGTTAAGGCGCACGGTCCCGCATCGGAAGTACGCTATACGCATGACCATGAGAGTGGCCAGCATACCGTAGAGTCTGACCACGAGGATGGCCACAAAACTAGTAAGGCCTATCACAGTCCCGCCGAGGCTTATCAGCAAGGTGGAGAACTGGCAGCGGCCGATGTAAAGCGTATGGATCACCCAGATCAGCAAGGCGCAAAAGGCGAAGAAGAAAACTGGGAAAGTGATAACGACCTAGCGTAAAGGAGAGCAGCATGAGTTTAGGAACATCGAGCAATGGTAAATCCATTCAAGCCAATGATCAGGTAACTATCATGGCTGTTGTAACATCTGTGTCAGCACCCAACGTCACAGTTAAGCTAGCAGGCAGTGGAAATAGTATCACTGTTGCCCAGAGCAACTTCAACGGAGGAAATGAATCTGGCGCAGGTAAAACCCTTGCTGTTGCGGGGGATCAAGTCAGTGCGGCAGCCGTTGTATCGTCCATTAGTGGATCAGGACAGGTTGCATCGTTGACGGTTAAGTTGAACGACGGTACGAGTACCACTGTTCAAGGTCAAGACGTTTACGTAGCAATGACCCTGTAAAGGAAAATACAATGCCCTATGTTAGCCAAGCACAAGCTGGGTTTTTTCACACCCACAAGAAACAATTAGAGGCCCAGGGCGTTGACGTGGGGGAGTGGGATGCCAGTACCAAGGGTAAGACACTCCCCAAGCGTGCCAAGAAGTTTTCGTACAAGAGGAAATCCAATGGCTCATAAATTTGTTCACATATCGGTTACTCCAGAGCCTAAGACAGGGTATGTGGCGTACAAGACTGGAGATGAGCGTTGTAAAAACTGTGAACACTTCGAAGCCAAAGGCAACGAGTGCAACGGACCTAAAATGAAAGCCATGTCCCAGCAGCCGAGGGCCGCTGACGGAAATGTGAAGGTCTCTCCAACGGGCTGGTGTCGTTTTTGGGAGACAAAGGAGAAGTGATGCACGGTTTAGGGCATAAGAAGACCAAGACGGTAAGCCTTGGCAAGAAGGGCTCCTTTGAGGAGCACCCTGGAGCCCTGCATGAAGCATTGGGTATTCCAAAAGACGAAAAGATTCCAGCATCGAAATTGAAGGGTCACCATTCAGGTCACCTAGGACACATGATTGCCAGCGCAAAAGGTTTTAAGGCAATGCACAAAGGGTAATTCCCAAGAAGGGCACGGCTAAAATGGCAGACGCAAATTTCACGACATCTACACCTGAGCCTACAAACGCGGGTACCGTGCCTGATATGGATAACATACCAGAGCGGCCCGAAGATAGTCCTCTTGGTGTGTATGCCCCCTTTCCTTATTCATCGGAACCCTTTGCAGATTTATCTGAAGGAGCAAAAGGTGCTTTGATGCAGCTCGATGACATAGCGTCTAAGACAGACGTTGCTGCACGCAGAATGGAAGTTGAACAAGCATGGGAATCATGTCACTTCGACAGGGGATATCAGCACTTACTGAGAGGTAAACAGGGAGGCTGGATTCTTCCTGGTCAAGCCACGGGTTATGGCACCGCCACTTCAAAAGGTGGAGGTGTATACGATACCAACGTGTATGGGTCAAAGGGTGACATCATTGTTGCTGCACTTTCAAGAGAGATTCCCAAACAGGAATTTTTTCCTGCTAACCCCGAGTACGGCCCAGACATCGTAGCCGCAGAGGAAGCAGACAATTTCAAAGTAATTTGGGCACGCAATAACAACTTGCACGCTTTGCTCGTAGACTGTTCTCGCATATTTTGGAATGAGGACCGTTGCCTACTGTGGACACGTTATGAACTTAACGGTCAAGAGTATGGATTCGAAGACGAACAACATGCACCCACAGTTCCACAAGATGAGATGAATCCTCCGTCAGACGACCTGATTGGAGAAGAAGGACAAGAAGACGCTGCAATGCTCAGCGAATCGCCTATAGAAGAACAAGGTGAAGGCATGGAAGATATGCTAGGGGAATTTGGTCAGATACCGGCAGACCGAAGGAAGCCCTTAGGACGAGAAGTTACCTCTGCGCACGGTAAGTTGGACCACAAGGTCCCTATCGCGGTAGACAAGCTTTCTCAAATGCAATTTGTGCAGCTGTATTTTGATCTAGACGTGGCCATAGTGAAGGCAACCTTCCCCTGGATTGCAAGCAAAATCAAGCCGGGATCAGACGGCACTTCAGAAGTAGAACTAGACCGCATCGCCCGTGAAAATACGAGACAGGCTGTTCTTGGCGCGTATGTCACTGGTGATTCTCTTAAACGTCATACTGTCGTGAAGTATTCATGGTTCCGTCCGTCTATGTTTCAAGATGACTGCGTAGCCGATGAGTATAGGGCTGAACTTCTGGAAGCATTCCCTAACGGATGCTTGCTTGCAAAAGCGGGACCAGAGTTTGCCTTTGCTCGTAACGAGAGCATGGATGACCACATAACAATAGGACATCCGACATCCGGCAAGGGTCAAAACCGAAGGTCAATGGGTGCATCACTCATTTCTATTCAGAAACGCATCAACGATTGGGTTGATCTTCTGGATGACTTCTTCAAACGTACAGTTCCTAAAAAGTGGATGAACTCTGAAGCCTTCGACATGGAAGCGTTGAAGACCCAGCCTAATACACC